ACTCAGCGACTTATTCCAAAAGTCATATGACCGGAGCACTATTTCAAGGCGTTTACCAGGTATTATAGCCAAAATAGAACGCGCTGGAATCAAGCTTGGAAAATTCACATAAAATCACATATTCAACACATAACCTCACTGTAATACACACAGTGAGGTTATTTTTATGCGAAAATATACTTATGAAAAACATTAATGAAAGATTGATTGCAATTGGTTACTCTCCAATTTGCGCAAAGACAATTGTTGAGGATTATCAACACATTGGGAAAACAAAAGAACTTTTAGAGTATTTGCAGTACAAAGAAATGCAAAAATCTATCCGCGAACACGTTATGGAAGTGCTTGGGTAATGGGATACACGAAATATAACCCAAACCCTGCGGGAAAAAGCGTTGGAGATTGCACGGTCAGGGCAATTTCTAAGGCTTTGGAACAGAGCTGGGAACAAACGTATACAGGGCTGTGTTTGCAGGGTTTTGAAATGGGTGATATGCCATCCAGCAATGCGGTATGGGGCGCATATCTGCGCCGCAACGGATTCCGGCGGCACGTCATACCGGACACCTGCCCGGACTGTTACACAGTAGAGGAATTTGCGGCAGAACACCCGCAAGGCACATATATCCTTGCAATATCCGGTCATGTTGTGTGCGTCAAAGATGGGGACTGGCACGACACTTGGCAATCCGGCAATGAAATTCCGTTATATTATTGGGAAAGGAACGAAAATTAAATGGCTTATTTCCCTTATGGAGGTTATCAACCTAATTATTATGGTCAGCCGATGCCAGACCAACTTGCACAGTTGCGACAAAATCAGATGCAACCACAGATGATGCAACCACAAATACAACCGCAAACTCCACAAATGCAAACACAACAGGCGGATACTAGCGGAATTATTTGGGTTCAAGGGGAAGCTGGCGCGAAAGCATATCTTGTTGCCCCAGGGAACACAGTGCAGCTTTGGGATAGCGAATCACAAGTGATTTATTTGAAATCGGCAGATATGTCCGGTATGCCGTCTATGCGGATACTGGATTATACAGAACGCAACGCCGCACAGCCGGTTAAACAGCCAACAACACAAGTTGATTTTACGCAATTTATTACACGTGAAGAATTAGAAACCATACTTACAGAACGCTTAAAAAAACCTACAAAGCCAACAAAGGCAAAGGAGGAAACGGAAAATGGCTAATCCTATTTTTGAAGCACTTGGCGGTGCAGTATCACAGCATGGGGGCACAATGAACATTTCCAATATGTTTCAAAATTTTGTGCAAAACTTTGTTGGAGATCCAATGCAAACCTTACAGCAGCGGATTAATAGCGGCGAAATTACACAACAGCAGTATAACCAGCTTCGCGGAATTGCAGAACATATTGTAAAAACAATTCCGCATTGATTTTGACTTTAATCGTGCGCACGATTATCGAATATACAACTAAAAGGAGAACTTTACAATGGCTCTTGGTAGTGAAAACGGTCTGAGCGCTTCTGACGTTGCTCTGTTGTCTGGCAACAATCGCGGCGGCGGTGGCGCGTGGAATGGCGAATGGCTCATTGCTCTGATTGTCCTATTTATGTTCCCGATGATGTTCGGGCGTAATGGCATGTGGGGCAATGGCGGAAATGATGGAAATGGAGGTGGCGGCGTGGCACCCTCTCTGCTGCCTTATGCAATCGGTGCAAATGGCGCATTGACCCGCGCTGACTTGTGCAGCGAGTTTAATTTCAACGGCTTGGATAATGCTGTGCGTGGTATCCAGCAGGGTATTTGTGATAGCACCTTTGCCCTGAATAACTCTATTAACAATGTAGGAATGCAGATGATGAACGGCTTCCACGGCGTTGATAATGCAATCTGTAACCTTGGATTTACCACACAGCAGGGCTTCAATGCAACACAAGTTGCAATGATGCAGGGCAACAACGCTTTGCAGGCACAGCTTGCAGATTGTTGCTGCAATAACCGTGTAGGTCAGATGCAGATTCAAAATCAGATGGCATCGGATACTTGCGCTATTCAGAATACCATCCAGAACGCCACTCGCGACCTTGCAGAAAATTCCAACTGTAACGCAAGAGCGATTTTGGATGCACTCACTGCACAGCGCATTGAAGCAAAGGATGAACGCATTGCAGCACAGGCGGCACAGATTCAGGCTTTGCAGCTTTCTGCATCGCAGGCAGCGCAGAATTCTATTTTGATGGCTGCTATGGATGCAAACAAGGCTGACATTCTGCGGCGTACTGGCAACGACTGCCCGACACCTTGCTATGTTGTGCAGCCGCCTTCCCCGGTTAGCTTCCAGACTAATTGTTGTGGAACTGCATCCTATGGCGGTAACTGCGGCGGTTGCTGCGCCTAAAATTGCATAACGGTCAACTTATCGATAAATTCGATATGTTCGGCTCTTGCCGATTTTGAAACAAACAGCGGCGGGGTAAGTATATCCTGCCGCTGATTTTTAGAAAGGAATGATATAATGCCTGAATTTACAAGTGCAAATTTGCAAACCGTAGCAACTGGGCAGAATGTGCTTTTTACTGAAACGCCTGTAGGTTGCAATAAAGGTTATGTGCTGCATCGTGAGGGTAGCGGCAATGTTACTTTACGTGGAATTACAAACCAATGCCGGGCGCGTTACAAAGTTAGCTTTGGCGCAAATATTGCTGTACCAACTGGCGGCACTGCTGGGGCTATTTCGATTGCTATTTCCGTGGATGGTGAACCAATGAACAGCGCGACCGCAACAGTAACACCCGCAGCAGTAAATGAATACTTTAACGTTTACACATCTGTATTTATTGAAGTGCCAAAGTGTTGCTGCACCACTGTTTCTGTGGAGAACATCAGTACACAAGCAATTAACGTAGCTAATCCAAACCTAATCGTTGAGCGAGTAGCGTGAAAGGAGCATCAATATGAAAAAACTGTATGAGTTGAAAGAAAAGCTCCAGCGTGAGCTTGATGAAATTGCACGCAAACCGGAAATGTCTGCGGGTGACCTTGAAGCGGTACACAAACTGACCGACACCATCAAGAATATTGATAAAATCTGTATTCTTGAAGAAAGTGGCGAATACAGTCAAGCTGGTGACTATGAAAGCTATGGGCGCGGCAATAGCTATGCAAACCGCGGTGAACATTGGCTACGCGGTCATTACAGCCGTGAAGATGGTATGCGCGGCGGCAATGGCGGCGGTCAAGGTGGCGGCAGTTATCGCAGCGGTAGCTATCGTGGCGGCTACAGCCGTAACGATGGGCGCAGCGAAATGATGGAACATCTTGAAATGGCACTTGATTCCGCAAACGAACAAGACCGAGAAGACATTCGCCGCTTTATCCGCGAAATCGGCAATGCTTGATAGGAGGAAATGCCCATGCTGGATATCAAAGAAGTTGAATGGGCAATTTCCGAACTTGAGAAATCGGAATCATCTTTTACAAACTTTTCAAAACTTGCTGATTTATACGCAATCCGTGACCGCATAATCAATGGTAACGAACAAAACATAAAACCTGCTACAATGGGCTACTCTTTGGCAGCCCCGCAAAACGATGCCATAGAATCTTATGGCGATAGTGAGTTTTTGCAAAGCATTGTAGGCAAGTCGCCTGCTTCTGCATGGGCTGTGATGGATGAATTGATGGATACACTTAGCGTTGTTAATCCACGCGTGTACAATAATGTTATCCGAAAGTTGCGGCAAATATGATAGAATGATTGCAAATATGAAAGGACGGGGAAACCCGTCCTTTTGCTTGACACAGAACAAAATGGATTTCTATGCCGAGATATCCAAGGCGTTTATTTGCGATGAGGATGCACAGCCAGATAAAACAGCAAGGTATTATGACTACATTGCGAAACACTAAGTTGCTTTTTGCAATGTGATTTGTTATAATAATCTTGCATAAGAAAGCCCCGAGGAATAATCCTTGGGGCTTTCTTATGGTGTGTTACTTAATATGAGATTGTCAAGTGTTAAACCTATATTAAGTAACGATTATCGCAAAAAAATATTTTCAACTTTTCCATTGTCAATGATGATTTTATCGATATATTTTCTCCAAAATTCCTGCTTTCCCTCATTTGAAATTCCGCTATACACATCTTTCCAACCGCCCGAAAACACCTCATGTATCTTTTCCATATCTTTTGCTGGTATGTCTTCCGGGATTGCATCCAGCGCGGCTTGCAACTCGCTGTGTTGCCTTTTGTAGTCGTCCATGGATATTATCTCATCCACATACAATTCAGCTAATCTGGACAACTTGCGCCGAATCGCATCTCGCTCAGCTTTATGCGATACCGCACCGGATTTGTGTATACTACCACTTACCATACGAACAGTTTCCTCTATGTTATCCATTAGCGCAGATTCTATGGATTGTTCTGTGATAACTTTTTTGCAATCACAGATAAACCGATCAGCGCCATTGCAGCGGTAATATATATAATTCGTGTGTGCCCGTTTTGCGGTTTTCCCCGCCATCCGCGAGCCGCAATTGCGGCAACTCAACAACCCGGAAAATAGATATATACGGTTGTCCTTGGTTTTTCTTGTATTCTTTTTTCTGAGGGATTTTATGTATGTATACTCATCATCCGTAATTAGCGGCTGAATTGCGACACCGCAGAAATCTCCAACATACGCTCTGCTATTCACCATGTCGGAAAATGTGCTGTAGTTTAGCCGTAGCTCCGGGAATGCCCGGATAACACGGGAAGAGCTTCCCGTGCTCATGTACATTTCAAATGCCTTTCGGACGATAGGCGCGGTTTCAGGGTCTTGTATGACACGCCTATTTTCTCGCTTGTAGCCTTTTGGCAGTTTGCCAGTCAGACTTTCGCCCCTTTCTTTTGCCGCCCGCATGACGGCTTTTATACGTTCGCTGGTGCGGTCTGCTTCATCTTGCGCCACGGATAGCATGATATTTATTTTTATCCTGCCAGATGCCGTGGAAATGTCGTAGTCCTCCTGTATTGTGCGCCAATTGACTTTATGCGCCTCAAGGATTTCCTGTACCTTATAGTACTCGCCGATATTGCGGAACCAGCGATCCAATTTGGTAAATGCAACAAGGTCAATTTTGCCTGCTTCGATATCACATAGTAGCCGCTGCAACGCTGGACGCTTTGTCGCTGCTTTTCGGGCGCTGATACCTTCATCAGCGTACACGCCAACCACTTTGACCTTTTCTTTCTCCGCCCATGCTTCCAGCGCGGCACGCTGGGCATCCAGCGATAGCCCGTGTATGGCTTGTTCTTGGGTGGATACGCGGATATATAAGGCAACACGTTTTTTTGGCATAAAAATACCCCTTTCTTTTCACATTTAAGTGTGATAAAATAGGGGTACTGGAATTGTAGGAATTTTTCAGTACCCCATAATCCCGTTTGGTGTTGGCGCACTGAGCGGGATTTTGCTTGTTTTGCTTATTTGTTTGCTTAAATTTTGCTTTTATGCTATACTATAATCGAACCACTGAAAGAACGAATGCTCCGTAGGTGGTGTTTTTTATTTGCTTTTTATTTGCTTTTTGTTTGCTTATTTGCTATAATAATAGCATAAGAGCATTAGACGTAATGCGGCGTCTCTAATCCGCCCCTGTGAGTAACCATCCCACCAATACGGGAATGTGCGAAATCAGGGGCTTTTTATTTTGCCGATACGGGAATTCCCATATCGGGATTTTTTATTCTTATCCATACCTCATGTCCGTTCGCTTTCGCGAAAATCATCTTTCCCGGTTCGTATCCGGATAACATTTCTGCAAATAATTTTTCAGAGCATCCATATGCCCTATCATATGCCCTATCATATTTACAATCGCATTCAAATAGCGCACATTTTGTGCCGGAAATATGTGGGCATCTGCCAACCGTTTTCGTGGCTGGAATTTCAATAATATTCATTTTTCCTCCCAGTTGGTGTATCAGTTGGTGAGTGGTTGTTTCAGATTTTGCAATAACCATTCGCGCAACTCTAATGCGCCTGCATCCAGTTCGCTTTCATCACATTCTGCATATTCCTCATAACAATAAAGCAGCGTTTCTGCTAAATCGTTTATGGAATCAATGCGGTCTGCACCTACGCCAAACACATCTGGATAATCACCGAAATATATGATTTCATATCCATTTTCGATATCTTCAACTTTTAACCTACCTTGATTTTCATGGATAAACCAAACCAGTTTAGCTATTTTTTTGATTCTTTTTATTTCTTCTGGCGGCATATCATCAAACAAGGAGGTTCCTGTTTTGGCGTTTTTTATTTTATTTTTCAGTGACACTTTTACTCTCCTTTAAATGATTTCTTTCAAACCAACGCACCATATTTTTTGCTAAATCTCTGGTTGCTTCCCCGAAATCTTTGCCCACGCCTTTAAATTTAGGCGAATCAAGGAAATATATCATTTCCCGGTTGTCGTCCAGCTTCACCCTTGTTATTTTATCTAGGTGTTCAAGGATAAAAAATTGGGTTGAAACGAGTTTGTCAAATTTAGTAATAAGGATATCTTCAATTGACATTGTTACACCTTTTCTCTTTGTACTTTCGTGACCTTTGCCTTCTTTTTGTTTCGCAACCCTTTCCGGATTTCTTTACAAACCTTATACCCTTTGGGGACTTTTACGCGTGGTAGCGGCATAATGCCATTCGCTTCTATTATTTCTGCGCGAGTTGGCGGAATCTGTTCAAATTCTACTTCCTCTACGAAAAAATTTTCGGATACGTTGTATATCAATATGCCTACAATATTGCAGTGTGCATCTCTTTCCAGCATTACACTCCCATCGCGTTCTGTGCCCATTACACACGCATCACGTTGTATCAAAATGTGCATCTCATCCGTAACGGGATTATATTCTATTTGCATGGTTTCCTCCTTTGGGTTAATCGTTTTCGGCTGCAATTGCTGCGCCTATTGCAAATAGCGCCGTCACAATCAATTTAACATCGTTATTTGCAGTTATCCCCCATACGTACATTATCACACAGGCGACTGCGCAAAAATTACATATTGCACGCTTCATTTGTACTTCCTCCTTTGTCATAACCTTTCATCGTACAGCAAATTTTACTAAAAAATAAATTGCCCATAGATAGAAGATTATGATATTTTTCGTAGAATTATCGGGTATCCTGCGAATTGTTCCCGCCCCTTCCTGATGGTAAAATATCTGTCAGGAAGGAGGGAAACAAAATGCAGACAACCAATAAAATGCGTGAATACATTATTCGCGTAGTGTTAGATTGCGATAATATGCAATTCATAGAACTATTATATTATCGTGTTCGCAATTTGCAAAAGATTTTGCATTTGCAGTAATCTTTCGAGCGGCTTATGCCGCTCTTTTTTTATCCGAAAAAGCTGTTTAATGCTGTCTTGACAATCTCTTTTTGCTCATTGGTTAGTTTCCAATATTCACGCATGAGTTTTTTTATAAACTCATCATCTGACAACTGGATTTCTGCACATACCCGGTCAAATTCTTCATCTGGATTCAGCGTTACATATGGCTCTCCTTCACCGGTGCGCAACCATTCTTCATTAACACCAAATTCCCGGCAGATATCAATAATGGTACGGTCGCTGGGGTTTCCTTTGCTTATCAACTTGGAAATATATTGTTGCGTTACGTTTAAGCGTTCGCCGAAAGCTGTTCTTGTCAACGTGGAATCATCAACGACTTTCTTTATTCGCTCATTTATTGGCTGCATTGCATCACCTCATTTCTGATTTTATGATAACACGTAAAAACAACACTGTCAAGAAAAAATACAACTAAGTTTCAAAAAACGCTTGACATGGAATCTTATTTTTGATATAATACAACTAAGAGATGAGGAGGTGAGAATATTTGAAAATCATATTACTGATTATTATTGCAATATGTGCGCGTGGGTGGTTCTTGCAACGTATAAGCACAATGTCGTTGCTTTGGTATATGCAAGAAAAAAACTGCCCTCTCCCATCTGAAAACGAATTGGAAAAGAGCAGTAGAGCGGTTGTTCAGCACATGGTCAAAGATTTTTTTGGAAATGTGCGTTGATGAATGCTGTTGTCATGCCGTTAGCAATTGCAGTTATTGCACTAAGTGAATAATTCCTAGCGGCTGGCAATACTTTCTTGATACTTTTCCATTGGTCAGTATCGTGTATTGATGCAAGGAATTCATGCCCTTGAAATGTAATAGATGTGATATTTCCGTGATATTCGCCATCTGGCCAGCGTTCGGTTTCGGTAATGTACCCAGCTTGTTTTAAATTTGAAATTGCATAAAATATATCCAAATTGTTATATTAAGGCAATTTGCTGCACAAATCATCAAAGTAAACAAAGCCACGTTGAACATTTCCATCGCTATCTAAAGTGAAATAGTCAAGTTCTTCAAGCTTTAAAAGAACATCACGCAAACACTCATGATTCAACTTCAACAGAATCACCTCCCTTCTCACTTTATATTTTATCACAAGTGAGTAGTGCGAACAAGAAAGGAGCACAAATATGATTCATAACATTTGTAAAGAAAAGATTGCTGATATTGAAACCATGCAAAAGCAGATTGAAGCATTGCCACATGACCAGCAGATGTATATTGCTGGTGTGATTATGGGGCTTTCACTGGAAAACGCAAACCAGCAGCCCGCCCCGGCGCAGTGAAAGGAAGTGGTTATGTGATTGACGTAAGAGATTCTCTCGCTGATGAAATCCAGAAACGCGGATTCAAACAGACAGTAATCGCGGAAAAAGCCGGACTAACAAAACAACAGCTTTCGGATATTATCAGTAAGCGCCGCAAGCTGGATGCAAATGAAATGTTTGCTTTATGCAAGGCAATGGGAATCATGCCAAATGTTCTATTCAAAAAAGCGCAAAAATCAGCATAAGAAAGCCGGGGGTGTCCTGGCAGACATCCCCGGCGGTGAATTAACGTATGTAGTAAACGTTAACCACAATGATTGTTCGTTTTTGGGTGATTAAGCGTGCGAACAATCCGGCAATAAAATTACGCAAAAATTGCATAATTATGCCCTCCTTTGCAACATATTTGTTGCATTGCAAGGCGGCACTATGCTAAGCATTGCAGCATGACATAACGCCATGGCGTAATAATTAACCAATATTATTATACGCGAAACAAAATACAAATGTCAAGATTTTTGAATCGCTTAATGTAGCACGGTGAAAAGAATGTTTTATGGTAGACCCTGAAAAAATCCCATACAGAAAAGGTACACTTGCCTATAATCTAATGGTTGATGACTGGTCAGACCTGACGGCGGCACAAATTGCAGAAGTTTTGGACGTACCATACACAAGTATATTGTCAGTAACATCGAAAATACGCAGAGAAACCGGATATATTGTTCCATATGTACGGCTTCAAACCAATGGAAAGCCGCTGGTACAAAATGAAACACAGCGAAAGGATGAAATATATGAATAAAATAACTATCCCGGTTGAACTTGAAGGGATGGAAGCAGCACAGAAAAGTGTTGCGCAGTTGGTCGAAATACTGAAAGAAGCCAGAACATTGGCAGATGCGCTGGCTTCTGACTTGCAAAAATTAAAAACACCGATAAATTCACCAACGGATATTATCGAGAAATCAATATCATCCGCTATTGAACGGGCGAAAGACAAACCCATTACATGCACATTAGAAATCGACAAGAAAAAACTTGGAGAAAAAGCGTTTGAGCCAAAACACTGTATGTGTGACATTCCCGGATGGGGCGGCGGTTTTTCATGGCGTGAAGTTACCGAAAATTGCGAAGTTACATTTCATGAATCAAAAGCGCGGTTCTGTCCATGCTGTGGAAAACGTCTTGAAAGCAACCACGATACCACAAAGGAGGAAACAACATGACATTAAAAAACCTGTTTGGCACAGCAAAAATTTGCGACTGTGCCAACTGCACCGAAAACCGCGACATGGGCGCGGACGGCTACTCGCTAGAAGCCCGCCTCCCATGTGGGCAATACAACTGCTGGATTCGCCTGCACAAGCAGGCGGGTTTTCTGGCAGGAGATGACACACAAAAAACAAAGGCAGAATCAAAGCCCACAAAGCGTACGGGATGGCGGAATGGCAGACCATCAGAAAAAATAAAGCAATAAAGGGGGCAGGGAAATGACTGAAACACAGGTGAAGGTAATAGAAAAAATTCTGTCAAAGGGTGACAGAGTGGAAATAATCCCTGGTAAAGAAAATATCACAATTTTGCGCATAAGGCGCGAAAAAGTGAAAATTGAAAACGGTTCCCCGTCCTAAATGGTGGATGGGAAGAGCAAAGAGGTGCTGACTATTTAATAAATAGTTGGCACTTTTTATTTGTGAGATTATGGAGGTCAAAACATGACAGACAACGCGCCCAAAAAAATGTACAAGCCTGGCGAAAAAATCCCCATGACAGAGGATATGGTTAGTTTCCTCTGTCAGCTTTGGGCAAGGGATAAGAACCTGGAGTTGAAATCCGTGACATATGAAGATTGCCGCGGGAAGCATCATCAAATTTTATATTAATGGAGGTCGAAACAATGATACTTAAAGTTGAGTTGGATAAAAAGGAAATTGCAAAGAGTTTGGTGCATAAGCCCGATATGCTATTCCATGATGGCGAACTAGCCGAAGTCGATGTAACAGTGACACACAATATCAAGGGAATTGAAGATGCCATTGATGCGCTTAATAGCGTGGCTGATGCAATCAAGAATCCAAAACCAGGCATCAAGGGAAAACTTGGTGTGCTGAATGATAACATCAAGAAAACATTCAGTGAGTTTCTGGATGAAAAGAAAAGCCAAGAAGATGCAGAACATCAACCAAAAGTTGATAGCTTCCCTACTGTGGATATCACGTTACATAACATCCCGTTCTGGTTTGAACAAGGGCTTTCAAAATTTGTGTCATTGACACAAGATCAGCAATTCAATATCATTGGCGCTATTTGCAACTTTGCAATGATGAATGAAGACCTAAAGCCGGAATAATCCCAGCGCGGTTTTGAGGGGCATCCGCTTAAAAACCCCATCCCACGGCGTGTACCGCGCAGCCATATTCAAACCTCCGTTTTTATGCGGTTTCTGGAGGGTTTCCGCACAAAAAGCCCTACCCCATTACTTCCAGCGAAAAAAATAATTTATGAAAGTAGGTGAGATTTACTTCTGATAATGGTATGTTATTGCATTCATATTGTTCTGTTTTTACAAAGTTTCATTGCTGGAAGTAGCAATCCCGGTGTGCTAGCTGCCGGGATGATATGCCCCATGCGTCAGGCTGGAGCCGGTGCAAGTCCGGCAGGGGCAAACAACCAAAGGAGGAATACATACAATGCCACAAAAATACCGTTACATATTAGCGTGGCTTGCCATCATCGGCATGATTGCAGCGGTTTGGTTCTGGGGATTTCACCGCCAGCCAACCTTGCGCAGTTGCATTGCCGGATACCTCAGCGCATTAGGTATTATGTCAGCATGTGCGCTGTTAAAAGCCTATCTGCGACACGACAAACGGAAATCAAGCAGAAAGTTGGTGACAAAATAAAAAAATCCCTGCCGAAAGGCAGGGAAGGACGTAAAAATGAAAAAATTAATTTCCTGTTTATTATACAGGAAAAATGGAGGTATGTCAAATGGAAATGTATAAGGGTTTTGATAAAGACCTTAAATGCAGAGATTTTCAGTTTGAAATAGGAAAATCCTATCACGAAGATACGGCAAGCTTGTGTGAAACAGGGTTTCATGCCTGTGAAAATCCGTTGGATGTGTTTTCGTATTATCCGCCCGATAAATCGCGTTATTGCAAGGTAATGCTTGATGGTGTTACAGAAGAAACAGAAAACGATAGCAAAAGATGTGGTACGGATATCCGGGTTGAATCAGAAGTAGAATTAAGTGATTTTATCAGATTAGCAGCAACAACGGGAAACGGTGCCCATGCGGCAACCACGGGATACGGTGCCCATGCGGCAACCACAGGATGCGGTGCCCATGCGGCAACCACAGGATGCGGTGCCCATGCGGCAACCACGGGATACGGTGCCCATGCGGCAACTACGGGAAACGGTGCCCATGCGGCAACCACAGGAAACGGTGCCCATGCGGCAACCACGGGAGATTACGCCCATGCGGCAACCACGGGATACGGTGCCCATGCGGCAACCACAGGATACAGTGCCCATGCAAAAGTAAACAGTAAATCTGCTTTTGCAGTTGCGTTGGGTATTGATTCATTCGCTGCTGCACCGGTTGGCGGATTTATTATACTAAGCGATTGGCGAAAGATTGATAATTGCATAAAGCTTTATGGTGCAAAAACGTTTCAGGTTGACGGAGAAACCATAAAGGGCGATACATATTACAAACTGGAAAATGGGCAGTTGGTAGAGGAATCTTAAAAATGGAAATACAGGAAAACCGCCTTGTAGAAGCGGTTGAAGCAATTCACGCAGTGAAAACCATTCTGGGTTATGGATGGGTAGTTGATGTTTTTCTGAAAGAATCACTGTCTATCCATGTTAAGCAACCAGATTTTTTTGAAACGTTTCCAGAACATGAAACGGAAATTTCGGAAGATGATTTTGCAGTATGGGAAAAGCATTATGTCATATTTGGTGGTGTTGAGTTTTTCTGCTACACAATAAAGAAGTTAAAGGAGGATCACAATGACTGACCCTAGAAACGGATGCCCGGAACGGGAATTAGAACCGCCAGAAAGTGAAATCTGTACATACTGCGCTGTGTGCGGGGAACCGATTTTTCGCGGCGAAGGGTGCTATCGATTTTTTTATGATGGCAAATGGGTGCATGAGGATTGCTTAGATGAATATTTGCGCTTGCATTACAAAACACTTGCAGACTAGGAGAACACATGATGAATTTATATGAACTCACGTCAGAATTGAAAACCGCGTTTGAAAACCTCACGGTTGACGAAAACACCGGCGAGGTCTACGGATTTGAAAGCATTGATACGCTCGATATCGCTTTTGAGCAGAAAGCAGAAGCATACGCGTTGACAATCAAAAATCTGCTGGTTTTTTCGGATGCAATCAAAATGGAGATTGATGCGTTGAAATCTCGTGCAGATGCGGTGAAGAAAAAGGCGGAGCAATTAAAAACACATCTTGCAGAGAGTATGCAGGCGGTCGGAAAGGACAAAATTTCAACGCCAAAAGTTGCGCTTAGCTTCCGGAAATCAACATCTGTGCTGATTACGGATGAAACTTTAATCCGCGATGATTTGTTTAACGTAAAGATGACAAAAACACCAAACAAAACAGCAATTTCAAAATTGCTTAAGGCGGGTGAATTTGTTCCCGGCGCGGAAATCATTGAATCGCAAAATATCCAAATTAAATAGGAGGTCGTTACATATGTCTGTTTTTTCTCCGGCAGTCCGCAAGAAAGCAAAGTTGCGGCTTGCCTTAACGGGTGTTTCTGGAGCAGGGAAAACACTGGGTGCGCTGTATATTGCTTATGGCATCACGGGCGATTGGTCAAAAATTGCGCTGATTGATACAGAACATGAGCGGGCACGTTTCTACGCTGACCGGCAGGATTTAGGTACAGGCGCTTTCTTATGGGCTTCCTTGTTACCGCCGTATTCACCAGACAAATATAAGAATTTTGTTGCTGATGCGGCTACTGTTGTCGGTTCCGATGGTGTTGTCATTATAGACAGTTTTAGCCATGCTTGGAAAGGTAGCGGCGGCGTGCTGGAAATCAAAGATAAAATCGCAGACCAGCGCGGCAAAAACAGCTATACCGCATGGAACGAAGCTGGCGCGGCACAAAATAGCCTTGTGGATACAATCTTATCTGTGGATTGCCACACAATTGTTACTATGCGTTCCAAGATGGATTATGTTTTACAGGAAGACGAACACGGCAGAGTATCACCAAAAAAAGTAGGGCTTGCACCTGTACAACGTGATGATACCGAATATGAGTTTGATATTGTGATAGATATTGCGCGCAATCATTTTGCAACGACAACGAAAGACACAACATTTTTAGACGATTACTGCGCAATCATCACACCAGAGCTTGGACAACAGCTTGCAGCATGGCTGGATGATGGCGAGGAACCGCCGCGCTGCGAGGAATGCGGGGCGGTTATTACACCCGCAAAGAAAAAATCCGCACAGCAATTTGCCGATGGAACACGCAACCATACAGGCAAATCACTTTGTGTGAAATGCTGGGACAAGTGGTATAAAGAACACCAAAAAGCGCAAGAGCAAAACAAAGGGCAAGAGCAACAATGACAAGTCTTAAATTTCGAAAAGCCCAAATAGTCAAGCGGCACTTGTGCTTGCTGGTGGACAACCTTCCAGCAGCGGCGCAGTTTGTGGAAAACATGAAGGGTGGCGTTGAATACACTGCAACCATCAAACGACAACGGCGCAGCCTGACAGCCAACGCCTATGCGTGGCAACTGATGGGGCAGCTTGCAAAGGCGCTAGGTATCCCTACAAATGAGGTATACCGCAACTTAATTCTTGAAATGGGCGATAATTTCGACATTATCGCCTTGAGAGAGGACGCAGTGCAAGCCTTTACTGACCACTGGCAAGCAAAGGGGCTTGGCTGGATTGTAAAACCGCTTGGAGCGCACGTATTGCGCGGATATGTGGAGGTAGCCGCGTACTATGGTTCCAGAACATATGACAGCAAGCAGATGTCGGAATTGATTGATTTGATTGTGTTGGAATGCAAGGAACAGGGGATCGAAACATTGCCGCCTGAACGATTATCGGCAATGGTGAATGAATGGAGTGAAATACGTGAACAGACGGACAAAAGCGTTGCAAATCAGCCATAAAACCCGTGAGCGGGTATACTCACGTGATGGGTGTGAATGCGTGTTGTGCAGGTTGATGCTGGATTGCCACAATAGCCACAACCTGCAATGCGCTCATTTCATTGGCAGAGCGCAAAGCGGATTGGGAATTGAGGAAAACCTTGTTACCCTGTGCGAAAACCATCACAGGGACTACGACCAATCCGCCCGGCGGACAGAGTACCGGGAAATCATCGAAAAATATCTGGCTGATAAATACCCTGGCTGGTATGCAAAACGGCTGGTATATGACAAATGGAGGGACAACGATGAAACATAAACATCATGAAAACCTTGTAAAAATAGCCAATGCAAACGGCTTGTATTCCTGTACCATGGATGTACTTGGTGAAATCGGATTATTATCGCAAGAAATCACACGCAATTATGCGGAGAACAAAACGGATGAAAATCTCAAAGGAAATGAAATTATCGCAGAAACTATTGCCTATGTATACAATGCGCTTGGCGTGTTTTGCATTGCCTTTGATATTGAGAATATGGTACAGAACAATGCAGAAAAGTTAGCAGAGGAAACGGTTTTAAGGATTGAAAAGAACCATTTTCGTGAGGTAGCGAAAATGGTCTGCAAGGAGGAACCTAAATGCTAAACAAAGTAATCTTGATGGGCAGACTATGCGCTGACCCGGAACTGCGCCACACGCAAAGCAATACGCCTGTTGCAAGCTTCCGGCTTGCGGTTGATGGCTATATCGACAAAAACGGCAACAAGCAAACGGATTTTATCAACTGTGTTGCATGGGGCAAACAAGCCGAATTTGTGAGCAAGTGGTTTACAAAAGGCAAGATGGCAATCTTGTGCGGACATATCCAGACACGCACATATCAAGACAAAAACGGGAACAAGCAATATGTAACAGAAGTAGTTGCCAGCGAAATCAAGTTTGGCGAAACGAAAAAAGCACAGGAAGCAAACGGTTCTACCGCTTCTCAAACGGACGATTGGCAGGAACTTGATGACGATGGGGATGTGCCGTTTTAACGGCACTCCCTGATGGGAGCGCACGATTATGACTTACATAGACTACCTTAACAATTTCAACCGTTGGCTCGAAACTAACGCGTTGCCGGCATCTTCACAATTGATGTACTTCAAACTGTTGGATGTCTTCAATAGAACGGGCTGGGCAGAGAAAGTGGGAGTAGATAACCTGCGGTTGCAATTGATGATAGAGGCAGGCACGGAAAAGACCGCTATACGGGCAAGGGATGCACTTGTTAAAGCCGGATTGGTTACATATACGAAGGGCAAAAAGGGTACCCCAAACAGTTATTCATTGTGCGATATTACCGTTATACAATACGGAAACCCTGTCATAAACACTGTCGGAAATACTGTAATAAACACTGTCGGAAATACTGTAATAAACGACAGCCATATAAAGACTAAGAATAAGACTAAGACAAAGAAGAGTATAACCCCTTATATTCCCCCTTATGACGATTATGGGTTTTCTGATGCTGTCAAAAAAATCTTAGATGAATGGTTTACTTACAAGGCGGTAGCGTTGAAATTCAAGTATGAGGAAATCAGTGCTAAAAAATTATTATCGCAGGTATCAAATGCAATTGACAAATTTGGGGAACAAGCTGTGATATCTCAGATTGATACTGCGATTGCAGGCTGCTGGAAGGGCATGAACCTGCACAGAATGCAACCAGAGCCTAGTAAATTCCAAGGCAGCAGGCAGCAGCAATCAAGCGGGAATATCTTTGCAAGATTAGCGCTTGAAGAAATGGAGGGCGGAGGATTTGACATTACTTGAAACAAAACAGTGCCTTGCTGTGCTGATGCAGTTTTACCCACAATTTCACAAGGGCGAAAGTCCAGAGGAAGCATTAACAACCGCAAAAATGTGGCAAAGCATGTTTCCAGAGGATGACGGAAAGCTGGTACTTAATGCAATCAGGATGTTTATTGCATCGGATTCTAAGGGTTTCCCACCGTCTGTGGGACAAATCCGTGAAAAGCTGGTGAAACTGCAAAACACGGACATGCTTGGCGAAACGGAAGCATGGGCGTTGGTATCCAAGGCGATAAAAAACAGCGGGTACCATGCGCGGGAAGAGTTTGAAAAACTGCCGCCAGATATTCAACGTGTTGTATCTAAGCCAGAGGTATTGCACGATTGGGCTATGACACCTGCTGATGAGGTGCAAACGGTAATAGCAGCGCTGTTTATGCGTTCTTATCGTGAGCGGGTAAAGGACGCAAAAGAATATGCTGTATTGCCGTCAAATATCAGGAAAATGATTGACGGAAAAATAGGTTTAGATTTGCCGGAACCCGCAGACCCAGAACAGCAAAAGCAGAAAGCCATGCTTGCATTGATGGCATCACGTGAGCGGGAGCAGCGGGAGATTTTAGGCGCACAGTATGACAATCCAGAGGTGCGGCAATGACATATAAATTTACAATCCATGGTACGCTTCCAAGCCTGAATGATTACATTTTCGCTTGTCGAAAAAGCAAATTCCAAGCGGCAAGTATGAAGCACCAATGTGAAAGAATAGTCATTGCGGCGGCGCATAAGCTGCGTAAAGTACGCTTTGAAAATCCAGTACATATCACATATCGCTGGATAGAACCCAACAGACGGCGGGATATGGACAATATATCATCGTTTGGGCGTAAGGTGATACAGGATGCACTTGTTAGCATGGGAGTCCTTGCAAATGACGGATGGAAAGAAATTTCTGGATTTAAGGATGAATTTGCAGTGGACAAGCACAGACCGAGAATTGAGGTTGAGATTTCGGAAAATGAATAATATGCGTATAGGAATTCATGACGCAGAGCAGGATTTTTTAAAGCATAAAACCTTTCCCAATTATGCCCTGATGAAAATTTCTGCTTGGCATAAAGCACAGGGTGATACTGTCCAATGGTGGGAACCTGTTTTAACTGATAACTTTGACCGTATTTATTCCAGCAAAGTATTTGACTTCACACCGGAAAATCCGTATCTTCCACCTTGGACGATACGCGGCGGGACAGGCTATCCGGATATCCCAATTGACAAGACTTTAGCGCCGGATATTGATGCCATGTTCCCGGATTACAGCCTGTATCCAACGTGTGATTATGCGATTGGCTATATTACCCGTGGATGTCCTAATCACTGCCGCTGGTGCGTTGTACCGCGCAAGGAAGGCAATATCAAGCCATATCGAACATGGCAGCAGCTTGTACGTCCAGACAGCAAAAAACTTGTGCTGATGGATAATAACATTCTGGCATCAAGTTATGGCATTGCGCAGCTTGAAAGCTTGATTGATTCTGACTATGCCATAGATTTAAATCAGGGCATGGACGCACGGCTGGTTAATGAACATATCGCCGCTATCCTTGCGCAGTTAAAATGGATTCGGTATATTCGATTCAGCTGTGACCAAATACCACAGATTGATGCAATCATGAATGTTGCGGAACTGCTTGAAAAGCATGGCGTAAAACCGTATAAGCTGTTTATTTATTTGCTGGTGACAGAAGATATTGAAAATGCCGCATATCGTGTTGAACAGCTAAAACGGTTAAAAGGTATTAGCATTTACGCCCAGCCAGAACGCAATGAACAGAAAGGGATTATTCCAAATGCGTTGCAAAAGGAATTTGCTAATCGGTACATATACGGGCGCTGTTATAAGCAGGAAACATGGACGGAATATCTGACACGGCATCAGGAAGCAAGGTTGCAAAGGTGCGCCAGATGAAGAACTGAATTACAGGTGGTTTTGAGCGAAAAGGAGATTTTAAATGGATATACAAAAGAAACTCTGTCCGATATGTGGAAAGGTAAGCATTTTTGAATGTAATAAAATGTGTTTTTATTGCTATAAAAAGCAATATAATGACAGAATAAAATGGGCAATTGAAAGCGGTAGAAAAGACAGTACCCAACTAGAAGCTGATATTTATTGCCCTTGGTGTGGAGAAATGATTGAATTTGAAAACGATGCTAATGTTTGCACGAAAGGTAAACACAATCGGAAATGCCCTTACTGCGAAAAGGTGTTTACAATAAACACCAGGGTGTCTTTTAACTATGATACATGGAGATTTGGAAAATGAAACCGATTATTTTTAATACCGAAATGGTACGCGCTATTTTGGATGGGCGCAAGACGGTAACAAGGCGGGCGGTGAAGCCACAACCTGTTATGGATTTGGATAAAATGTGGCATTGGCGGGATTGCCAATGGATGGACGGCGGACTTGGATTTCTGGCATCCGCAATTGAGGATTATGCACCCTATCAGCTCGGTCAAACGCTTTATGTGCGGGAAACATGGTGCAACTATGGGGAATTGGACGATAATGACCAAGTAATTGATGGGACAGAACAGTATTACTACCGCGCTGATGGAGAGAATCCAACTCCATTCAATTACATTATTGAAAATGACAAACGTAGAGATTACCCAATATGGCATCCATCTATCCATATGCCAAAGAAAGCAGCAAGGATTTTCCTGCGGGTAAAAGATGTGCGTGTTGAAAGATTGCAAAACATTAGTGGTCAAGACTTGAGTAAAGAGGGCATTTGTACAAGGGAAGAGCTTTGTAACGGAATGGCACGCGGTGACTTTGATGGATTTGCGGCATTTGCACAGCTTTGGAACAGAACCATCAAGAAAGCTGACCTAAAAACATACGGCTGGGACGCAAATCCCTGGGTATGGGTTATTGAGTTTGAACACATTGGAAAGGAAGGCGCAGAGAGTGAAAAAGATTAAATTCTACGCGTTGTTTTTACCTACCGCCAGCAGAGCGGAAGAAACAATGGAGTATAGGGACAATGTAACAAAAGATGAAATTGAAGCAGATTTTTATAACTGGAAATTGGATTTACTTGACACAGAATGGTGGAGAATTGAGGAGGACACAAAATGAACGTAACAGTATGTGATAGATGCGGAAAAATCCTTGACGGATACATAACTGGAATCAGAGTAACAAAACGAAAACACTTGAATTTTTGGAATGTTGCACTTGATGTGGAGTTGTGCCCTGCCTGCCATCATGATTTTAATCTTTGGATGAAATCAAAGGAGGACAACCATGAATAAGAAACCACGCGTATTACGGATAGGCGATACTGTAACCCGCCATCCACACATAGGCACTGTTGATGATAGAGGTCGCCCGGTAAAATCGGGGTGTATCGGTACGGTGGAATACATACACTCACGGGGCAGGTTCCATGCGGTACGGTTCAAATTTGGGGAATATTCCTATTTGGAGTGTTTCAAAGGAAATCAGGTGAATGAAATATGCTAAGGAGAATTTGCAATTATTTTCGTGCCTGTGTATGTAAGCACGAATATGAAAAAATTGCAGATACTCATGTGCAATACAGTACGATGATGGGCACAGAGATTCACACTAGGCGGCTTGTTTACCGTTGCAAAAAGTGCGGATATGTGCAAAAAGTTGATATTATGTAAGGAGAAATATCATGAAATTAATTGAAGCAAGAAAAATCATTGAAACACTGCCAGAAACAGAACGCCTTGCGCAACTGGCAGAAGAAGCCGCAGAGCTGGCACAGGCTGCATTAAAACTGCGCCGGGCGATTGATGGCACAAACCCTACACCAAAAACAATCGCAGAAGCAAGGGAAAATTTGATTGAGGAATACGGCGATATATGGTGTAGTAGCATGACAATAATTACCAATGAGGAATTTTCCACTTGTATTAATATCGCTGAACAAAAAGAAATCCGTTGGGGCGAGCGCTTGAAACGTAAAGCAGAAAAGGAGAATACGAAATGAACGAACTGCAAATTTTCAACAATCCACAATTCGGAGAAATCCGGACGTTAACAGAGAACGGCAAAACGCTGTTCTGTGGTAAAGATGTGGCGGCGGCATTGGGGTACAACGAACCACACAAGGCAATCGCACGTCATTGCAAGGGTGGGACGAAACGTCCCATAGGGGTGCAGACCGGAACAAAGGCAGACGGCAGTCCCGCTACCCAGCAAATTGAAATGCTTTTTATTCCAGAGGGCGATATTTATCGCCTTGCTGCGCGGTCAGAACTTCCCGGCGCTGAAAAGTTTGAAAGTTGGATTTTCGATGAAGTCTTGCCAACTATCCGGCAAACAGGTGGGTACATAGGCAATACGGATAATTTGTCACCAGAAGAACTGATGGCAAAAGCACTGCTTGTGGCGCAGAGAACAATTGAAGCGCAAAAGGAAAAGCTGACAGCAGCCGCGGCAGAAAACGAAGCAAACCGCCCGAAAGTTTTGTTTGCTGAATCTGTAGCAGCATCAAAAACAACCATCCTTGTAAGCGAGCTAGCCAAGCTATTAAAACAAAACGGTTGTGACATGGGACAAAACCGCCTGTTCAAGTGGTTGCGTGAAAATGGATACCTTATTCGCAGAAAAGGAAATGATTACAATATGCCAACACAACGTGCGATGGAACGTGGACTGTTTGAAATAAAAGAAACTACCATTACACATTCTGATGGGCATATCAATATTTCAAAAACGCCAAAGGTAACCGGAAAAGGACAGCAATATTTTGCGGATATGTTTTTAGGGAAACACTAACGGAGGGTTTACAATGATTAAAATCGAAAACACTGAAACTTACGGCTGGAAAGCCGCTATCAGAGGAATGCGAAACCCGCTTGAATCATGGAAAAAGTCGGACAGTCTATTTAATATTGGGTATTTACGGGATGACAATGGCTTTATCTATATGTCAGGATATGACATTTGTGATGAACAAGAAGAAATCAATATGTGTTCATCACATGGATTTACTTTAGGCGATGCTGATTTAGCCCTTATGAAAAAGCTGGTTGCAGCAGGTACAGACCATAGCAAATTTATGCGGATGATTAACGTATCTTGTGATATTATAGCTCCTTTGTATTGGTGGAAAGAAATGGATACTTACAAAGTGGGAACTGTAGCAAACTCTTGCAGTACCATGCACTGCATCCACAAGAAAGAATTTATCATTGACGACTTTTCACATGAACATCTGGAAGATGATATTAATATGAAGCTAAAACAACTAATTAGCAATGCAAAAGCAAATACTGATGTACTTACTGTACCTTTGGCATTGTTAAGGGTTACAATTGGCTGTCTTAATGTGCAGCGGGAAGCGTATCTAAAAACCAAAGATAAAAGATACTGGTGGCAAATGATACAGCTTTTGCCGTCATCTTACAACCAGCGCCGCACAGTGATGCTCAATTATGCAGTGTTACGCAACATCTACCATGCACGAAAAAACCATAAGTTGGATGAATGGCGGGATTTCTGTGAATGGATTGAAGGGCTGCCTTACAGTGAGTTAATAACGGAGAAAAGCAATGAATGATAACTTTCCAAGCAGGTTGCAAAAATTGAGGGAACGGCGAAAAATAAACCGAAAAACTCTTGGAGAATGCTGTGGATTAAGCAAAAACGTAATAGGTATGTACGAAAAGGGCGAGAAAGAACCATCTATCAAAACTTTGATAGAAATAGCTGATTTCTTTGAAGTGTCAACGGATTATCTCTTGGGAAGGCAAAATTTTTTATAAAATTTTTTATTCCGTCCCACCACTGGTGGGAAAGTTGGGTTCAACTTATGAGATAATATATATGGGCAGTACGTATTTCTATTTTTTCATTCCCCTTTTTTGATAATACTCCCCGCTTTGGGGAGTATATGTCCCCAAGTCTGCACGAGGGCGGCGGGGCTGTTTGTTGCATCCTCTTAATACCCTCCCGCTTGGGAGGGACATATCTAGAAAACCTGCATGAGGGTTGATTGGGAACCAGGAATGAGCCGCAATTCTTCGGAGTGCGGTGCAGGGAAGCTGATAAGTCGGCTTCCCTGAATCAATATTATTGAATGCAAGTGGTGATTATGGCTGCGAGATTAACAGATAAACAGAAAAAGAAAATAGTAGCCGATTATGTTCAGATTGGAAGTTACAATGCTGTTGGTAAAAAACACGGGATATCTGCGACCACTGTGAAGAATGTTGTTCTGAAAAGTGCGGATATTGTAAAAAAGTGTGAACAGAAAAAAGAACAGAATACAGCGGATATCCTTGATTATATGGAAAGCCAAAGAGATGATGTTTGCAAAGTTTTGGGAATTTGCATAAGTGAGCTGAAAAAAGCGGAACGTTATGAAAAATCATCACCACAGCAAATTGCAACTACAATGGCAATATTGATAGATAAGTATACTGCGGTAAGCGGAAACCCGAAAGATGAAAGAGCAGAAGACGATTTAAGTCGCAGCCTTAGAGAGTTAGGGGAAGGACTGAAAAGCGATGAATAAAGCGGTTCGCAAAATTACAAAACTGAAATGCTGCTATTGCAATCCGGTGTGTGAACACAGGTTGTCAAGATGATTAGTCCAAAGCAGCAAAAGATTTTGGCTTTCCCCTATTCTGATTATGATTGTCTTATTTGCGATGGCGCTGTCCGTTCCGGCAAAACATCAATAGAAACAGTTGCTTTTATTGATTGGGCTATGGAAAACTTTTCATCACAGCGTTTTGGTATTTGTGGAAAAACGGTCGGCTCAGCGACTGAAAATATTATTATCCCTTACATAACAAGGACATATGCAAACAAAAAGTACACATTAAACTGGCGGCGTTCTCAAAAAATCCTTGAAGTGCGTAAAGGGCGAACGGTTAATTATTTTGAAGTGTTTGGCGGCAAAGACGAAAGCAGCTTTATGCTGATTCAAGGGCGCACACTGGCGGGGATACTACTCGATGAAGTTGTATTAATGCCAGAAAGCTTTGTAAATCAGGCTTTGGCTAGATGCAGCGTTGACGGTGCAAAGATATGGTTTTCTTGCAATCCAGCACACCCGCAACATTGGTTTAAAACAGAATGGATTGACCGGAAAGAAGACCATAACGCATTGTATTTGCATTTTTCTATGACGGACAATCCAAGTTTAAGCGCAAAAACCCTTGCAAGATATGAATCTATGTATTCAGGCGTATTTTATGACCGTTATATTCGTGGGCTTTGGGTTGTCGCAGAAGGTCTTGTATATCCAATGTTTGATAAGGATTTGCACGTGTTTAATGAATTGCCATGGCAGGCGGCACAGCGCGGTAAGTGGTATATATCAATAGACTATGGCACAGTAAACCCGACTGCTGCCGGGCTGTGGTGCTTGTATGATGGTACCGCGTGGATGGTACAAGAGTATTACTATGACAGCCGCGCAAAAGATGAACACGGCGTAGAATGCAATAACCGCCGCACCGATGAAGAACACTATGCAGAAATTGAACGCCTTGCAGGTGAAAAAAAGATAGAACGCATCATTGTTGACCCATCAGCAGCGAGTTTCAAAGAAACAATCCGGCGGCATAAGAAATTTGCTATATGGGATGGTAATAACAGCGTATTAGATGGTATTCGCCTTACTGGTTCGCTGATGCAAGCCAACCGAATCAAAGTGCATAGCAGTTGCAAAGGACTTTTATCTGAAATGCAGCAATACAGATGGGATTCTGAATCAAATGAAGATGCTGTAATTAAAGAATTTGACCATTCGGAAGACCAAATGCGCTATCTTTGCGCAACTGTTATGGCGCGTGAAATTCGTAGAAATGGTATTTAAGGAGTAAGATATGGGCTTTTTTGATTGGGCACGTAGCCTGTTTGGCAAATTAAATAGAAAAACAACGGCGGCGGGCACTCTTGAAAAAGAATTTGGTGTACAACCTGCCGCATCCCGCGAGATGGAGGATAACATAAACCTTTGGTGGTCTATGTATATCAACCATCCGCCGTGGGAAACGTGCGATATATACTCTTTGGGGCTTCCAAGCGCAATCGGGCGCGAATTGGCGAGCCATGCAATGTGCGAATTTAGCGTGATGGTATCAGGCAGCGCACGTGGTAGTTATCTTGATGAACAAATGCAATTAGCTGCAAAGCACCTGAAAAAAGACCTTGAAATGGGCTTGTGTTTGGGTGGAATTGCTTTGAAACCGTATCCAGATGATAATCGTTTGCTTGTCGATGCCTGTACAACGAATTTTACACCGACACGTTTTGATGGTACGGGCAAATGTATCGGCGGTGTATTCAAAAGCAATCCTGTGCGCGTTGGTCAAGATTGGTATGTTAAGATGGAATACCATGATATGCAGAAACAAGGCGATATAAACATCTATATCATCCAAAACAAAGCGTACAAGAGCGGCAAAGAAGGCAATATCGGTCAAGAAGTATCGTTATCTGTGGTTGATGATTGGGCTGACTTATTGCCGGAAACACGCATAGAAAACCTTGAAAGCCCGCTGTTTGCTTATTTCAAACCACCAATAAGCAACAATATAGAACCATCCTCACAGATGGGAATTTCGGTTTATGGCGGTGCAACTGCATTGCTTATCAAAGAAGCCGATGAACGTTGGAGCGAAATTAAATGGGAGTATGCAAGCGGACAAAGAAAGATTTTTGCTGATAACGGCGCAGAATCAAGCCAATTCATGGACAGGCTTTTTGAAGTCGGTGCATTTTCTTCTACGAATGATTTGTTCCATGAGTTCAGCCCTGAATTTCGTGATACGCCTTTATATAATGGTTTCCAACGTATTTTGCAGCGAATTGAGTTTAACACAGGGTTATCATATGGTACTATTTCAGATCCGCAAACCGTTGAAAAAACTGCTACTGAAATATTAGCGGCAAAGCATAGGCAGTATGTCACAGAGGGTGATATTCAAAGGGAATTTGAAGAAACCTTAAATAATCTGCTGTATGCAATGAATGCCTGGTGCGATATATCACAACTTGCGCCTGCTGGTGAATACAAAGCAGAATATAATTGGGGAGATGGCGTATTAGATGACCCTGACACAAGGCGGCAAGATATGTCTATGGATTTACAGCTTTTGAATGCTGGAATACTTAATGATTGGGAATTTCGCGTCAAATGGCTGAAAGAAGATGAAGCAACTGCAAAAGCTGCATTGCCAAAAGCCGAAGATATGATAGATGAAAAACAAGACGAAATAGAATAGACGGGTGAAAGAAAATGAAACAGTTTCCTTTTACACCGGAATTGCTCGATGCACTCCCGGAAGAGCTTGCAGAACTCTTTCGCAGCCTTGAAATCAAATTGTTAGAAGAAATCTGTTCCCGATTGAAACTTGCAGACAACCTAAATGAAGTTACCATACAAGATATCCGTGCATTGCGTTCACATGGCATCGACTTGGAAGAAATCAAAAAAGCGATATCTAAAACAAGCAGTGTTGCAATGGATAAACTTGAAAAGCTGTTTGATGATGTGGTTAATCGAAATCAAGCGTATTATATAGAAATGATTACACTTGCACAGATTACAGCACCAGAAACGCTTATATCAGCCCGTGATATTGAAGCAATCAAACAGCAAACCAAAGGTGACTTTAAGAACATAACACAGTCTATGGGATTCCTTGTGGACAATGGGCGCACAATGCTTCCGCCTGCAAAAGCGTATCAATGGGCATTAGACAATGCCGAATTGCAAATACAATCAAGCGCGATAAGTTACAATCAAGCTATCAGCGAAGCGGTCAGACAGCTTGCAGACAGTGGATTGAAGGTTGTTAGCTATGAATCCGGACACCATGACCAAATAGACGTAGCCGCAAGGCGTGCTGTTATGACTGGCATTGTGCAGTTAAGCGCAAAATATCGAGAACAATCATCAAATTATCTGGAAACCGATTTAGTAGAGGTTACGGCGCATATTGGCGCACGTGATAAAGGCATAGGCATAGAAAATCATAAAAGCTGGCAAGGCAAAGTGTATAGATGGTCTGAAAAGCCGCGCACATCAAAAAAAGATTATCCTGATTTTGTGAAAACCACTGGTTATGGTTTGGGTGATGGTTTATGCGGATGGAATTGCAGACACAATTTTTATCCGTTTGTTGAAGGAATCAGCGAAAGAACATACACGGACGAACAACTAAAGAACATAGACCCACCGCTATTTGAATTTGAAGGTAAAACATACACAATCTATGAAGCCACGCAAAAGCAACGGCAAATAGAACGCACAATCCGCAAACAAAAACGCCTGAAAGCTGCATATAAAGCGTCTGGACAAAGCGACAAAGAAAAACTTGTGAATATCCGTTTACGCCGCTTGAACGAAAAATACCACGCTTTCAGCAAAGCGGCAGGATTGCCAGAACAACGCGAACGGTTAAAGGTTCTATACTAACAACCACTTAAACAACATCTGGTGAAACGCCATTCCGATATTTGAGAGGGTACGCATGGCAGGACAAGCCCCTGCCACCTCTCCTTAATCAGAATTTTTTGAAAGGAGTTCTCTCAAATGAACGAAATCATGAACATCAACGGTATTGACTGCTATGAAAAGGAAGGTACTGCATACCTCAAGCTGGAAGCCGTAGCACGTGGGCTTGGGTTTACGCAAGAGAAAAACGGTGTCGAATATGTTAAATGGGAACGCGTCAACAGCTATTTAAGCGAACTTGGTTTTTCCCCACTTCTGGGGAAAGACGCTTTCATCCCGGAGAACGTTTTCTACCGCTTGGCAATGAAAGCAAAAAATGAAGCGGCAGAAGCGTTCCAAGCGAAGATTGCAGATGAAGTCATTCCATCCATCCGTAAATACGGGATGTATGCGTCAGAAACAACGGTAGAAAAGATGCTTGCAGACCCGGATACAGCAATCCAACTTTTGCAGCAAATCAAAGCCGAACGTGGAAAGCGGAAAGCACTTGAAATTGAAAACTCTGCCCTGACAGTGGAAAATCAAATCATGCAACCGAAAGCGGATTACTTTGATGAGCTGGTAGACCGCAACTTACTTACAAATTTTCGGGATACAGCAAAACAACTTAGCGTACCACCAAAGAAATTTATCTCTTTCTTACTTGAGCACAAATATCTTTACCGCGATAAAAAAGGTACACTGCATCCATATCAGCCCTATGTCGAAAACGGGCTGTTTGAAATGAAAGAGTGCTTTAATGAGAAATCCAGTTGGGCAGGTACGCAAACTATGGTAACACCAAAAGGGCGTGAAACATTTAGATTGTTATTTGCTGGCGCAAATCAGCAAGCAACAGCAAAAAATAAAAGGCGGTGATTGTTAGTGGATACAGAAACCATACAAGCGATAGAAAGGATTATCGCAAAAGGCGACCGCGTAGAGCTGATACCTGAACCAGGCGGCACTATCAAGGTATTACACATAAGAAGAAAAATCATAAAATCCGGGCTGAAAAAGGACTGCCCGAAACGCTGAAAGGAGCAAACAGAAATGAACGAACTGCAAATTTTCAACAGTACGGAATTTGGAGAAATCCGGACACTGACGGGAAACGGCAAAACACTGTTCTGTGCAACTGATATTGCAAAATCATTGGGTTATAGCAATCCGCGTGATGCAATTTCGAAGCATTGCCGGTGCGTCGCAAAACGCGACGCATGGGTGCAAACAGGCACAAAAGCAGATGGCACACCTGCGATGCGCAAAACAGAAATGGCTTTCATTCCAGAAGGTGATATTTACCGCTTGATTGCACATTCAAAACTTCCGGCAGCAATTAAATTTGAAAGTTGGGTGTTTGATGAAGTGCTTCCATCCATCCGCAAGTCTGGAACTTACGCATTGCCGCAGGATTATCCATCTGCATTGCGTGCGTTAGCGGATGCAGAGGAAAAGCGCCTTGCCCTTGCTGCTGAAAATGAAGCGCAGCGGCAGGTTATTGCAGACTTCCAGCCCATCCAGCAATATGTTGATACTATCCTTTCCAGCCCTGGAACGATGGCAACGACACAAATTGCGGCTGATTATGATATGAGTGCAAAAAAGCTGAATAAAATCTTGCATGAAGAAGGGATTCAGCGGTGTGTAAATGGGCAATGGATTCTGTACAAGCAACATATGGGCAAAGGCTATACAAAATCTGTTACATTTAACTTCTATCATAGCGATGGCGGACAGGATGCAAAGCCTAATACGCAATGGACACAGAAAGGGCGACTACTGATTCATGAAATTCTAACAGCACGTGGTATTTTGGCTGTTATGGATAGACAATGCGCATAAAGGTTAAAAGCTATGATTCTTTATTTTAAAGATAGAAAAGGCAATCGACATAAAATTGCACAATTTGAAGATGGAAAATCTGATAAAGAATATCTGGATGTCGCGCACAAAGAAATTATGAGATTTTGCGATATGCGGGGTTATACGATTCCTTATGTACGTATCTGGAACAAACGCCATGATGGGGAACTGGTAACAACATTTGATGTTGGAAGCCATACGGAAATTTTCTTCTTGAGCAAGAGAGTAAATTAAATAAGTTTGGCGCTGGTAAAGGTTCCGGCGCAACAACCAAGCGTGGTTTAACTATCGAGATTTCCTCGACAGTTGACCACGCTTTTTTTACTAAAAAATTTGACCGTCCCGAAGTCGTAAAACTACGGGGCAGCAGTGGACGCAACCCACGTAAATAAGCGTAGCTGTGAAAGGAATTATATGAAACGCGATTTTTTAGAAGGTTTAGGGCTTGAAAAAGAAACCATTGATAAAATCATGGCTGAAAATGGCGCAGACCTCGAACGCGAGAAAGCAAAAACCACACAAGCAAAGGCAGATTTGACAGATGTACAGGCGCAGCTTTCACAACGAGATGCTGACCTGAAAGCGTTGCAAAAAACTGCTGGCGATTCAGAAGAAATCCAAAAGCAATTAAACGAATTGCAGGAAAAGTACACAACCGAAACAGAACAATACAAGGCGCAGATTGCAGAAAGAGATTACGCAGATGCTATTACTCGTTCTATTTCTACAAAAAGCCTTAAATTCAGTTCAAAAAGCGCTGAAAAAGCTTTTATTTCAAGTGTGAAGGAAAAGAAACTGGAATTAAAAGACGGTGAATTGCAAGGGCTTGATGATTTCATCAAGGCGCAAAAAGAAGCTGACCCAGACGCTTTTGCACCTGAAAAGCCGCCTGCACGTGTTGTTTCTGGTTCTGGAAGTGGTGGAGAACCACCAAAAGATATTCCTGCAAATGTTGCACAAGCAAAAGAAATGGGCGCTGCAAAGGCGGCTAGCATGAAAGCGTCCAATGATGTATTACAAAACTATCTGTAAAGGAGTTTAGGCATGAAATTTGAAACAAAAAAATTTGCCGGAACGATTGAAATCCTTGCTGCTGATGATTTTACCGCTATCCCATTTACTGTAACAGAAACGACAGCGGTTAAGGCTGGCACACCTATGACGCTTGCAGGCAAAAAAGCAACATTTACGGCAGGCACAGGGGGCGCGGCTGGCACAACTACAGCAAACGGGGTTTTGCTGTATGATGTTGACCCAGCGGAAAATCCCAATGCGGCATTGGTGGTACAAGGTGTTATTAACCAGAAAAAAGCAGAAGAAAATTCCGGCGTAACATATGATGCGGCAGCACTGAAAGTTGCCGTTCCAGGCATTGTACTGCGCAATAACATTGGCGTAAATGCCACGGACGCAGGCTAAGGAGGTACATTATGAATTTACGTGAATTTTTTACACCCGCTGCAATTGCAGCGAACTACACGGAAGTTGCGTCTAACCGCACACAACCATTAGGCAAAGGCTTATTCCCGGCACGTAAAAAAGCGGGGCTTGACCTTAGCTGGCTGAAAGGTTCCCGCGGGCTTCCGGTGTCTTTGATGCCATCTGCTTTTGATGCAAAGGCGACATTCCGCGACCGTATCGGTTTTGAAAAGCTGGAAACTGAAATGCCATTTTTCCGCGAAGGCTTCAAAATCAAGGAAAAAGACCGTCAGGAGCTCTTGCGCGTGTCTGAATCCACCGACCCATACGCACGTGCAGTGCTTGACCGCGTTTTTGATGATGCTATTGACTTAATTGACGCGGCAGATGTTGTGCCGGAACGCATGATTATGCAATTGCTTTTCCCCGAAGATGGCAATGTTGGTATTGCAATCAAAGCAAACGGCGTTGATTACACATACAACTATGACCCTAACGGCACATGGAAAACCGATAACTATATTGCTCTTACTGGTGCGGACTTGTGGACAGCACCAACAACCGCTGACCCGTTCAAGGCTTTCAAAACAGCGAAAGACAAAATTCGCAAGAAAACTGGTACAGAGTTAACCACTGCGATTATGACCAATGAAACATTTAACTTGCTTGCTGCAACAGATGCCTTAAAGAAACGCTATATTGCAACAAGTGGGCTAACATTGGGATATCTGACAGAGGATGAGGTCAAAAACGTGGTAAGCGGTACATCCCGACTGCGCATCTTAATCTATGACAAAATGTATCGTGATGAAAACAAGGTTGCACATCAATTTGCACTGGATAACTATGTATGTCTTGCTCCGGATGGCATTCTTGGTAACGCATGGTATGGCACCACACCAGAAGAAGCCGATTTGATGGCATCCCCAACAGCAGAGGTGTCCATTGTAAATACAGGCGTTGCTATTACTCGTATCATTGAGGAGCACCCTGTAAATATCAATACATTTGCTTCTGAAATCGTGCTGCCGTCTTATGAACGGATGGACGAAGTTGCGGTACTTAAGGTGGCGTAATGATGAAATTCACTCCTAAATATACGGTTTCTTATCATGGGGCATTCCATGAAGCGGGCAAACCGTTTGAAATCGATGCTAAGGACGCGGACGAAATGTCCGCGCATGGCATTGTAGAAGCAGCCAAAGAAACCGATAGCAAAGAACCAAAGAAACAGCCCAAATAGAGAAAGGATGCGGCTTTATGTCCTATTGTAATTATGAATTTTACACCGAAATTTATTTCGGTAATCAAATTGCAGAAGATGATTTCCCGCGCCTTTCTTCCCGCGCGTCTGATTATATCCGATTTGTGACAAAGGGCATATCCGATACAGTAGAAGGGCTTGACTTTGAAGCGGTGCAAAAAGCAACCTGTGCAATAGCGGAAATCTTACTGGACGAAAGCCGCATGACTACCAGCGTATTTGCAGAAGGAAGCGCGATAGCAAGTGAAACTGTGGGGAGTTGGTCAAGGTCTTACCACTCCCCGACCCTTTCCGCTGCACAAATTGAGTATATCAACAACCGCAAAAAAGAAGCGCTGTTAATGTATCTTGGCAATTTGCTGGCTTTCAAAAGCATTTTTGGTGTAACGTCTTACAAATGTATTCATCATGCGAAAGGATGTCGGTTATGAGTATGTTTCCTCATACGGTAACGGTTTATAACGTTTCAAATGAAACAAATGATTTTTTTGAAGATGTTACCACAAATCACATTACTATTTTACGCGGTGTGCTGATGGACGCGTCAAAAGCTGCAAATGTAAGAACCAGCGGCTTAGAAGGTGCTGATGCTGTAAATCTGTATATCCCGTTTTCTGTTGAAGCCATAGACGGCATAACAGGCGAATTAAAGCAGTATATGCCGCCTATAGAATTTTGGCGTACAGATGATAAAATGGGCTTCTGGACGCTCTCTGACGGCGGGAACACCTTTTTTATCAAAGGTGAAGTGGTAGAACAAGATGCAAGCGTACAGCTTATCGAGATGGCATATGACCATGTGTATAATGTTACCAAAATTGATGAAAAAGATTTTGGCGGTTTGCAGCATTGGGAAATTGGAGGAAATTAGTATGGCTGGTTTGAAATTAACTATCCATGACAATCTAACCGCTGCACTTGTAAAAGAATTAGGCGCGGCAGCAACAAAAGCAGAACACGCCCTAGCAATACAAGTACAGAAGGACACAGAACCTTTTGTCCCGGCTCTTACAAAATCCCTTGTAAATCGTACACAAGTAGTCGAAAACAAAGTTGTTTATCCGGGACCTTACGCAAGGTTTTTGTATTATGGCAAATTAATGATTGACCCGGCAACAGGTAGCGCATGGGCACCCAAAGGCGCAACAAAAGTTGTCACTGGAACAAACCTAAAATTCAATCATTCCGTTCACAATCTTGCACAAGCGCATTGGTGCGAAGCATCGAAAGCGCAAAACCTTGATAAATGGATAGGCATAGCAAAAAAGGCGGTGGCTGATGGACTTAAATAATTTAACACAAAAAAACAGTAAGCCCCGTGAACTGGTCATACAAAGCGAAGAAGAACGCATTTCGCGCAGTGTGCTTGTTTGGTTAAACAAATTCCCTGAAATCCCGTCTGATATCGACCGAATCAATTATGAAACATTGGTTGATGATAAATCGTGCATGGCACTATCTGTAATACAAGGCGCATTTATTACAAGGCGTTATATTTTGGGCGGCTATCAGGCAGAATATCAGTTTAAGGTCATTTATCGTATCAAACCCGGCAATAGCATTGATAAACGACTGAAAGCAGATGAATTACTTGACAAATTAGGTGCATGGGCAGGCAGAAACCCACCCGATATTGGCGAAGGAATACGCACTTTACGCGTTGAACAAACTGCGCAATCTACCTTGTTTGCCATGTATGAAAATGGGGACGAAGACCACCAAATCTTAATGAAACTTACATACGAGGTGATATAAGTGGCAGAATTAACTTTTAACACAAAACCGGGCGTAACCGTTGCCCGTGAATTGCTGATTGCCTATCTTAACACGGGCACATATTCTGCGCCGGTATGGTCTGCAATCGGTAAGCGCGTAGAAGATAGCTCTATTGAAATGGATTGGGGCACAGAAAGCAAGGTTGATATTTTTGGCGATACTTATGTAACCGGCAAAAAAGCAACCAAAACACAATCCTTTGACCCGTGCGAACTGGATTCCAGTGACGTTGCACAACAGAAAATCTGGAATCTTGCAATCCGCGACAATGATGTAAATGCGTTGCTGAATCAGGATATGCTGATTGTGCATTTTTATGTTGATACAGAGGGTTCTACAGTAGGCAATTTTGCAGAACGGTATGAATCCTGCTCTGTTCTTCCAACAGGGCTTGGCGGTGAAGGCGGCGGTAGCATTGGGATGCCGATTGAGGTTACATATGGCGGCGCACGCACTACAGGAAGCGCTGCAAAGGGTTCTGACGGTATTACGTTTACTCCGGGGGTGACTAGCTGATGGCAGAAATCAGAATTGATGATGGTCTTGTTTCCTATACGTTGAATGGAAAATGTGAAGTTACATTCAACCCAACAGACCCGGCTTTTGCTGAACGGCTTTATACAACCTTTGATACGCTGGATAAGCAGCAGGAAGATTACAAGGCGCAAGTTGAAAAAATCGGGAATACGCGCAAGGTTTTTGATTTTGTCAAGGAACGTGATGCAGAAATGCGCCAATACATTGATGATTTGTTTGAACAGCCTGTAAGTGAGCATATCTTTGGTAACATGAATGTGTATGCTATTGCGAATGGCTTGCCGGTTTGGGCAAATCTCCTGCTTGCTATCATGGATGAAATTGACGTTGTATTCACACGCGAACAAAAACTCACGCATCCGCGCATTTCTAAATACACAAAGAAGTATCATAAATGATGTATGATTTGCCGAAAAGCGTTGAAATATGCGGCGATGAATACAAAATCCGGTCAGATTACAGGGCTGTGTTGGATATTTGTATTGCCCTGTCTGACCCGGATTTAGATGAAAACGAAAAGGCGTATACAATCCTTGATATATTTTATCCCGATTTTGAAAATATGCCGCGTGATTATTATGACGAAGCAATAAAGCAATGCTTTTGGTTTATCAATTGCGGTGATGAAAATCAAAACCAAAATCAGAAAACACCAAAACTTGTAGACTGGGAACAGGATTTCAAACTAATTGTTGCACCAATTAACAGGGTTATGTGTGCAGAAGTACGTGAGAAAGATTATTGGCATTGGTGGTCATTTATCAGCGCATACTATGAAATTGGTGAATGTCTATTCGCACAAGTGGTAAGAATCCGCGAAAAACTTGCAAAAGGCAAGAAGCTGGATAAATCAGACAGTGAGTTTTACCGCAAAAACCGCGCTATGGTTGATATCAAAACCACATATACAACACAGGAAGAACAGTTACTCAAAGAATGGACATAGAATTGAGGTGATTGCATGGCTACAGCTGATGGCTCTATCATATTCAGCGTTGAATTGGATGATAAGAAAGCGAATCAGGAATTAAACCGCCTAAACCGAAAAATCCAATCACTGAATGAAAAAATATATACCAGCAGGCAAGAACGCTTGCCGCTTGTGGCGCAATCAGAACAGCTTGCCGCAACGCTTGATTCTGCAAAAGCCAAACTAGAAGCAATGCGAAACGCATCTGCACCTAAATTGCAAATTAAAGACCAAGAAGAAACCGTCAGAGCCATACAAACCCAGTGGAACAACGTGCAAAGACAGGTTGAACGGTATGACGCATCAATACAAAGGTCAACAACTGAACTTGGCAGAGCGCAAACCAGAGCAGGCGAAATAGAACAGCAATTAGCCCGTTCTGGAAGCGCAGCAAATCGGCTTGCCCGTGGGATTGATGGCGTAAACAAAAGGCTTGATAAGTTTTTGGGGCGTATTGTAAATCTTGCAAAGCGTACCTTTGTATTTTCTGTAATTACTGTTGGTTTGCGTGGTATCCGGTCATGGTTTGTAAGTGTGATTAAATCAAATGATGATGCTGTAAAAGCGATTGCGAAATTAAAAGGCGCGCTTTTGACATTAGCGCAACCGCTTGTAAATGTTATTATTCCCGCCATTACAACAATGGCGAATCTGCTTACAACCGTTGTAAATGCGCTTGCAAGTGTGCTTGCAACTTTATTTGGAACAACCATAGACCAATCGCGAGAAGCTGCAAAAAATCTATATGATGAAGCAAATGCCTTAGATGAAACAGACAAAAGCGCGAAAAAAGCAAAAAAATCACTTGCCGCATTTGATGAAATACAAAAGCTGTCTAATCAAGAGGACAAAGACAAGGATAAAAAAGATGATGATAAAATAGCCCCTGATTTTTCCGATGTCGAAAAGGGCTGGTTGAAAGATATCCTTGGTGATGTTGCCGGATGGGTAACAGCCGCAACAATGCTTGCAGGCATCGCGCTGATTGCGATTGGTGCGGCTACTGGCAGTTTGGGGCTTGTGGTTGCTGGTTTGGTCTTATTAGGTATTGGGCTTGCAATTGGCGCGGATACAGGAGTGTTGCAATCATGGGTAGATATTTTGGGGCTAAACAACGTACAAGAATTTGTTGTGCTGGCAATATTACTTGCAGGCATTACAATCGTTGCAATCGGCGCAGCAACTGCCAATATATTGATGGTTATTGCAGGTCTTGTACTGCTGGGCGTAACCATCGCGTATGTAGAAAAAAGCGGCATGTTGAAGGATTGGGCTGATTCCCTTGGGCTTGCAAGGGCTGCACAATATGTAACAGCCGCATTGATGATTGCAGGGTTTGCATTGGTCGTTATTGGCGCAGCAACTGGCAATGTGCTGATGGTCATTGCAGGTATTGCGTTATTTGCAGCCGGTGTGTATGTAGGTATGAAATCTGGCGTGCTAAAACACTGGTGGGACGTTTTAGGGCTTAATAAAGCACAAAATTTTATAACAGCGGCGTTACTGGTTGGCGGCATGGCACTTGTGATTTTTGGCATTGCCACAGGTAATATTTTAATGTTTATTGCTGGTATGACTTTGATTGGTGCAGGCGTTGCTTATGGTTACTCACAAGGTGTATTGCAAGAATGGTGGGTTGCGTTGAATCTTGATAAATACGCTGGTTATATCACGGCTGCATTGATGATTGCCGGCATGGCGTTGGTGGTATTCGGCATCATTACACATAATATTTTAATGGTGATTGCTGGCATTGGTATATTTGCAGCGGGCGTTTATGTTGGTATGAAAACAGAAACGCTTCAAAGTTGGTGGGATACTTTAGGTTTACCACAATATGCAAACTATGTTACTGCCGCAATGATGATAGGCGCAGCGGCGCTTGTTGTTTTTGGCATTGCCACAACCAATATTTTAATGGTGCTCGGTGGTCTTGTGTTATTTGGCGTAGCGGCGAATTTTTCTACAGAACACGGAACAAATGAAACATGGTGGGACGCTTTAGGACTTCCACAAGTGCCTAAATGGGTACCTACAGCTTTATTGCTTGGTGGCATGGCACTTGTTGCAATTGGTGCAGCAACGGGTAATGTAATGCTGGTTCTTGCTGGTTTGGGCTTGTTAGGCGCAGGCGTTGCGGCGAAAGATATTACAAAATCCGTAAAAGGCGGCACTATCAAAGGTTTGAATGGAATGCGTTCTATGCCGTCCATAGCATCTTACAATATCCCGCATCTTGCTACAGGTGCAGTTATCCCCCCGAATCGTGAATTTCTTGCCGTGCTTGGTGACCAAAAAAGCGGGACAAACATTGAAGCCCCTGCATCTGAAATTGAAAACGCTGTTATGCGCGGCATACAACGCGCAGGCGGTCTTTCTGGCGGTAGCCATACCGCAATACTCGAAATTGACAAACGTGTCTTAGGGCGCGTTATGTGGGAAGAAAACGAAACACAAAGTAGCCGCATGGGTGTGCGGATTGTACAGAGGGCAAACACATGACATATGTAAAAATCAATGGCATTTCATTTGATGTCAATGTTGCGATTTCAAAACTGAATCGCAATTTTAATGTGCTTGACGGCGACAACGCAGGACGCACAACCAGCGGGCTTATGATACGTGATGTTATCGGTACATATATCGGGCATAAGGTAACGTTTTTCCGTAAAGGTAACAACTACGCGGCATTAGATCAACTGTGGGATTACCTAATCCTGCATTCGGTTGATGATAGTGTGATGCTAGAAGTTGCAGACGGACAATCATCTATTTCTTACCGTGCGTATTACACAAGTGGTTCGCAGGATATTGAGATTGTGACCGATGGCGTTAATTATTGGGACGAATTTGAAATAAGTTTTGTACCGATGATGGCACAGAAAACGCCTTGATAAAAATAAATCCCCTCCAAATGGAGGGGTAGATTTAATAAACTTCTTGTGCTGCTATTTCTTCTAAGGATTTTGGAAATACAAACCCTATTGATTCAGCCTTTTTAACTAACGATTGATATCGTTTTGAGTTTGCGTTATACATTCTCAAAAATCCGCTTATTGTTTTGGGTGCATCATCGGGTAATAGCTTTTTCAATTTGAAATAAATAATTCGCGGTAATTGAGGTTTTCTTATTGTAGGCGGCTGTTTAGCAAGCATTTCTTGGCGTTCTTTGTGATTATTTATTTCATCAGCGGTTCTATCATCTTTGAATCGTCTATTGCTATACAATATCAGATTCCAGCACTTAAAAGATGGCTCACTTATTCCATACACAAACGGGTGAACACTTAACCCGCAATCTAAATGCAAATCATCAGGAAATCTAGGAAATCGTTTGTCTTTCCCCGATATGCTGTATATGCGTTTCCTGTACATTGCGCATTTAGGACAACAAGCGTTGCTATCCCCTACTTCAACCAAATCTGTTTCGAGAAATTCACAACTTGCAGATATATTGGCAGATACGATTTCTTCAATATCAGGAACATTGAAATTTATCCACTTTTCTCACGCGGTTGCTTGTTTGAATCTTCCCAAATCATTCAAGTAGTTCACGATTCTGAAAAAGTCTTTTTTATCCCATCCAATAGTGGAATATTTCATTAATTGCGTTGCTTTTTCAAGGCAAGCCATTGAAAGGTCATATTCGCAATAATTCCAATACTTTCCGGCACGCATACGCAATACATAATCCAAACATCCGGTAACGCCCAATTCATCACCTATGGCAGATGATTCATACGCCTTGTAATTGGGAATTGCAATAGAATGAATTGAATCTATATTTGTTAAATCGTATTGTATACCATCAGAAAATATTGTAGTTGCGCTGTTGATATCATCCCGGCTATCGTAGTATCTTCCTAGTGGTCGCGGTGTCATTCCACAAACATGACCATTTTTATAAAAAACAATCGCCATATCATTTACAAATGGCATCCGGATAATTGAACATCCACAATAGCCACACCGCTACACTTCCCGAAAATAGTAACAGTTTGACCATCAACAAATCCAGCAATTATGCTTGTTTCTTCTGTGTTTTTGGGGAAAAAGCAATCTACTGCATAAATCCCTAAAGCATCACCAACAGCCAATTTTATACACGGCGCATTGGTAAGCGCATCTTGCGTTATGTCTAGGATTGTGCCAGTAACCATCAATTCTTTGTCCAAATACAAGCTATCAGCGTTTACTTGATTAGCGACATAAGCATCGTACAATTCTTTTGCAGAAATCGCTATCGGTGATTCTTTTTGTTCCGTGTCTGCTTTTGGTTGCGGCTCTTGCTTTGGTGGTTCTTTTTCAACGGATTGTTTCTTGCTTTCTGGCGGTGCGTTTTCGGTTTCTGGAAGTGCATTCCCGATAGCACCAAGCACTAGCAAAACACCAAAAGCAATAAGAATATTGCGTCCTGTGTGACGCTTTCCGCTTTTGGTATGTACGGATTCCATATTCAATTGCGTTATCTTTGCCTTGAACGAACCCGGCTCAACAAAGAAATAGGTTTCGTTTTGCCCAACTGGAATATGAAACGTGATTACAGCATCCGGTTTCTTGCCTTTCAGCAATGAAAGTGTGTGCGAACCGGGAAAAGAATGCAATATCAATTCGTTTCCGTTTCCCAAAGCGCCAACAAATGTGTTATCAAGCAGCACATTGTATTTTATGGCGCATCCAAACACAGATGATTTCCTTCCTATAATAATTTTTGAATCCTCGTTTTTCATTGTTGCGTCCTCCTATTCCATAAGATAATATCACATATTTATACATCAAGTCAATTTTTTTGACAAGCTATAAAGGAATTTGCATATGGGGAAAAATAAAATCACACTCAACGGACAATCTTTTGATGATACACAAATCAAGGGCGGAAATGTGTTTATTTCCACTTCTCTTGCCTGCGATGACTTAGCAATAGATACCCTTGATACCAATCTTGATTTTTCCGGGTATCAACGTACAAAGTTTGTTCCTAAAAATTCAAGCGGATTATTAACCAAAAGCAAGTTATTATTCTGTGTGCAGCCTAGCATACGCATACTTGCAACAGACCCTTCACAATTTGTATATGGTCAAAAGGTTGAATATTACCGGGATAATGTTCTTTTTGCATCGTTTTATATGATATCTATCAATCGCGTGAATAAATTTGTATATGCAATTTCTTGTGTGTCTGCTATTGGATTATTGGAAAATGAAATGCACTACGGCGGTATATACACAGGGCAAACCGTTCCATCGGTCTTATCTGATATCATGGGCGGGATTGTATCATATACGCTGGATTCTGCATTTAATAACGTCCGTGTATATGGCTGGCTTCCCATTGGTACACGGCGGGAAAATCTGCAACAACTCCTTTTCGCAGAGGGCGGAAGCGTATTCAAAAATACAAATGGTACTTTACGATTCGCACCACTGAAAAATGAAAACGAAAATCCCCTTGCGGATAATCGCGTTTACATGGGCGGGGATGTCAAATATCACGGTAAAATAACATCTGTCAGTATTACAGAACACACATACACGGCATATTCATCCGATAAGGAATCAACTTTGTTTGAAGGAAATGTTCTTGCTGAACAAATAACAACGCCAAAAGGAAGCGAGGTATCCGGTACAATTATTACATTTAACGCGCCGATGCACAATTTGGTTGTAAGCGGCGCAACCATCTTAGAAAGCGGCGCAAATTATGCCGTATTAGGTGCATCCACAGCTTGCAAACTCACCGGAAAAGAATACACACATACAACCCGCGTTGTTTCTAAATCCGACAGCACAACAACCCGCGCAGTAGTATCAGCAGAAGATAATGAAGCCGTTGTAAAGGATGCTACTTTAGTTACCCTTGTAAACGTGGAAAGCGTCGCAGACCGTATTTATTCCTATTACAAAGCGTCAAGAACGGTTGAAACGGGGCTTGTCGTAGGTAATGAGCGCCCCGGCTCAAAAGTGTCACTTAACGACCCGTTCGGCGAAGCTGCAACCGGGTTTATCCAAAGCATGGATATTAACATCAGCAACACCTTAAAGGCTATTTCTCGTATTGTTGCCGGGTTTGTTCCAACAGATACAGGTAACTATTACACCCATTCCATTGTTATTACATCCAATCGAAATTGGACTGTACCAGAAGAATGCAAAGGCAAAATAAGGGTTGTTTTGATTAGCGGCGGTCAAGGCGGCGGGGGCGGTCAAAGAGGTGGAAGCAGTACACAAGTAACAGTTTCTTATACTTCTAGTAGCCTTGTACCTATTCCAACTTCTGGTTATGGGCTTGGGTTGCCTGGTAAGGGCGGCGCAGGCGGCACGGCTGGACATGGTGGACGCATTTTACAAGCAACGCTAAATGTTGAAGTTGGTCAGGTGCTTGCTGTGCAAATCGGAACAGGCGGTGCGGGCGGTGCGCCGGGTACATCATCTGGCAGTGAGGGCGGAGAAACTAAAATCGGTTCCCTTACATCCTCTGACGGTTCTTATTCAGATTTAGGGTATGTTGATAGTTTGACAGGTATTCAATACGCTGCAAAAGGTAAAAGTGGTCTTGCTGGCGGTAATGGTAGCGGTGGCGTGTCTAGTGTACAAAATGACAGTAATATCGAATCTGTTTCTGTCGGGAATTACGCATATGATGAAGATGGAAATAGATATAGTCCCGGCGCTACCCTAATGAATGAAACCGATAGTTCTAGAATTAGAAGCAATTATGCGTCTGCTGTTGGCACCGAAGACGATCTTCGTAAAGGTGGGATTGTATCAGCATTTACAACTGCGCAACCTGGCAGCGGCGCAGCAGCAGGCAGCAACGGTGCGAGTAGTACAAGTTTAGGTTCTGTAACATCTAGCGGTAGCGGGACTTCAAGAATATATGCAAGTGCCACTGGCTTGGGGGCGTTAAATGGAGCATCTGCAACGAAAACCCCAAGAGCAGTTACTAACGCAAAAGGTGGAACTGGCGGTTATGGCGGTGGCGGTGCTGGCGGTCATGGTGCCGCAATACGTGGCGCTAAAACAGGCGAGGGTGTTTCTTATATAGGCGGTTCTGTTAAAGGCGGCGGTACAGCATCCGGCGGCAGTGGAAGTTATGGCGGACGCGGCGGCGATGGCTTAGCGATTATTTATTGGTAGGTGCAATATGGCAAATTATATTGATTACCCTAGTATATGGGAAGGAAAACAGATTGATGATGCAGTTGGTCGGATTATTAATGGTGATTTAGACCGATTGGCTTCACAAGCCGCAAATTCTGCAACCAATGCGGGGATATCTGCAACAAATGCAAACAATTCTGCGCAGGCAGCAAAACAATCTGAAACCAATGCAGCAGCATCAGCAACAGCGGCAAGCGGTTCTGCAAATACAGCAAAGACCCATGCCGATACAGCCAAAGGTCATGCAGACAATGCAAAAGCAGCACAAACAGCAGCAGAAACCGCACAATCCGGGGCAGAAACTGCAAAGACTGCGGCAGAAACCGCAAGGGACAGCGCAAAGACTGCGCAAACAGCAGCAGAATCCGCACAGACCGGAGCGGAAACCGCACAGGCAGCAGCAGAAAAGGCGAGAGATGATGCAAAGGCATCTGCGACAGCAGCGGCAACATCCGCAACCAATTCTGCAAAATCTGCTGATGATTCTGCTAAAAGTGCGGCGGATGCAGAAAAAAGCGCAGACACTGCGAAACAATACAGCGGCAAGCCCCCTAAACCGTTAAACGGCACATGGTGGATATGGAACGCTGACGACCAAGAATATAAAGACACTGGTATTAAATCAGTGCTGGCAATTGTGAAATCTTATCCTTCCATTGCTGATATGGAAGCAGATTTTGCAAACATGGCAGAAGGTGACCTCGTTATTATTGCATCAAATATCAATGATGAGGATAACTCGAAACTGTTTGTAAATTCCGGTACTGCATGGGTGTTTCTCTCTGACTTGTCAGGTATCCAAGGTGTAGGGATTGCAAATATCACATTGACAAGTGGTCAGCATTTGCCGGGCACAACTGATACATACACAGTCACCCTTACCGATGGCACAGAATATACATTTTCTGTTTATAACGGGCGCAACGGTGAGGGCGCAGGCGATGTAAACGGCATAGCATTTCAAATCATTGTCCCTGCATCCGGATGGGTTGATGGAACGTTAAGCGTACAAGATGCAAGGTTTCTTTCTGCTGGCAGATACAATTACATTGTCGGCACAGCGTCAGAAAACCGTGACGAATATGTAGAATGCGGTTTATGGGCAGAAGATATCTTGACTGATGGCACAATAACATTCCACAGCGAGGTAGATCCTGAAAAGGACATGAAGGTTAATATTTTGCGTTTGGAGGTAGTTTCTGATGGCACAGGTATTTAATGCAGGCAGTGGCGGCGGTTCTGGTGGCGGTGGATTGCAATTGCTTTCTATCGAAATCACAACCCCGCCAAATAAGACAACATACAAATCAGGTGAAATGTTTGACAGTACCGGAATGGTAGTTACAGCAAAATACTTTCCGAATATTGAAAATGTGGTGACTGGTTATGTTGTTACTCCGCAACAAATGACAGATGGAATCACAGAGGTTACGGTGGAGTATTCCGAGCGGCGCACGAAAAAGACCGCGACACAACCAGTAACGGTTATTCCTATTCTGGATTCTATTGCAGTGACGAAATCCCCAAACAAAACCGAGTACACATACCTTGAAACATTCGATAAAACAGGGATGATTGTTACAGCTATTTCGACAGATGGAAGCCAAAAAACTGTTACAAATTACACCTGTGAAACGCCGACTTTTACAACAATCGGCACGCAATCTATCACAATTTCTTACACAGAAGACGGAATTACGAAAACCACAGCAATCCAAGTAAATGTAAGTGAAAAGCCACTTGCAATCCCTGCACAGTCCGACACACTGACTTATACAGGCGCAACACTTACCCCGAC